TTATCCCAATGGAGTGGAACTACGAAGGATTTATTGATGAGCACGGAAGCCCAGTCTTCAATACTCCGGATCATGAAGTCTTCGATCCACATGGGGAATTAATAGATATAGGCGTTATAGACAGTTGGCAGAACGAAGCTGACGGTTTAAAAAATGATCAAGACGCACTAAACGAATTTTACAGACAGTTTCCAAGAACTACTGAGCATGCGTTTAGAGATGAGACTAAAAATTCTATTTTTAATCTCGTTAAATTATACGAACAAATAGATTACAACGAAGAAATGTCTAGAACATTAGGTATTACTAGAGGTAATTTTCAATGGGTTAATGGTGTAAAAGACTCTGCAGTTATATTTTACCCAGATCCAAAAGGTAGGTTTAAAATAAGTTGGGTACCACCAACAAATATACAAAACAAAGTTATAATAAAAAACGGTATTAAGTACCCTGGTAATGAACATATGGGTGCTTTTGGTTGTGATAGTTACGATATATCAGGAACAGTAGATGGTGTAGGTTCTAAAGGCGCATTACACGGCTTAACTAAGTTTAGTATGGAAGATGCACCTGCTAATCAGTTTTTCTTAGAGTACTTAGCTAGACCACAAACTGCAGAGATATTCTTTGAAGATGTTCTAATGGCTTTAGTATTTTATGGTATGCCTATACTTGCAGAAAATAACAAACCTCGTTTGTTATATTATTTAAGAAGACGTGGTTACAGAGGTTTTAGTATGAACAGGCCTGATAAAATATGGAATAAATTATCTACAGCTGAAAAAGAAATAGGTGGTATACCTAACTCAAGTGAAGATATAAAGCAGGCTCACGCCGCTGCAATTGAAATGTATATACAAGATCACGTAGGTATTAAGCAAGACGGATCGTTTGGTAGTTGCTATTTTAATGAATTGTTAAACGACTGGGCTAAATTTGATATAAACAAAAGAACAAAGCATGATGCATCTATAAGCTCTGGTTTAGCTATAATGGCAAATAACAGGCATTTATATAGACCAAACGCTACGGTAGAAAAACCAAAACTAAATATAAGTATTGCTAGGTATAGTAATAAAGGTAATACGTCAAAAATAATAAAATAAATATGATTGTAAAAAGTTATTTTCCTTCTCAAGTTGTAAGTGACCTAGAGAAAATGAGCTATGATTACGGCTTAAAAGTAGCTAAGGCTATTGAGGCTGAGTGGTTCCACACTGAGAGAGGTACTAACAGGTACACAACTAATCACAATAATTTTCATAATTTAAAACTATATGCTAGAGGTGAGCAATCAATACAAAAGTATAAGGACGAGTTATCTATAAACGGTGATTTGTCCTATTTAAATTTAGACTGGAAACCAGTACCTATTATACCTAAATTTGTTGATATAGTAGTAAATGGTATAGCTGAAAGAACATACGACATAAAAGCTTATTCCCAAGACCCGTATGGTGTAGAAAAACGCACAGAGTATATGGAGTCAATCATAAAAGATATGCAAACTCGCGAGTTTAACGACATGGTTCAAGAGCAGTTTAACATGAATCTTTATAAAAATGATAAAGATAAGCTACCTGAAAACATGGAAGAGTTACAACTACACATGCAGCTTAGTTACAAGCAAGCTGTAGAGATAGCAGAAGAGCAAGCTTTAGCTACTTTGTTTGAAGGAAATAGGTATGAGTTAATTAAAAAACAATTTTACTACGACCTTACAGTATTAGGTATAGGCGCTGTAAAAACAAACTTCAATACCTCTGAAGGTGTTACTATAGATTATGTTGATCCAGCTGATTTAGTTTATTCTTATACTGAATCTCCTTATTTTGATGATATATATTATGTTGGTGAAGTAAAAACAATACCAATTAACGAGCTTGTAAAACAGTTTCCACATCTAGATCAAAACGAACTAGAAGAAATAGTGCAAAACAAAAGTTATCACAAAACAAACTACAACCAAGGTTATAATCGCCATGAGCATGATATAAATAAAGTACAGATATTATACTTTAATTATAAAACATACATGAACGAAACTTATAAAGTAAAAGAGACTGGTACTGGTGCTGATAAAGTTTTATCAAAAGATGATACGTTTAACCCACCACAAGATATGGAAGGTGGTTTTGGTAAACTACAAAAATCTGTCGAGTGTTTGTATGAAGGTGCTTTAGTTTTAGGTACTGGTAAACTACTTAAATGGGAAATGGCTAAAAACATGATGAGGCCAAAAAGCGATTATACTAAATGTAAAATGAATTATTCTATTGTAGCACCACGTATGTACAGAGGTCGTATAGAGTCTTTAGTACAACGTATTACTGGTTTTGCTGATATGATACAGCTAACTCATTTAAAACTACAGCAAGTATTATCACGTATGGTACCAGACGGTGTTTATTTAGATGCTGATGGTTTAGCTGAAATAGATTTGGGTAACGGAACAAACTACAACCCGCAAGAAGCTTTAAACATGTTTTTCCAAACAGGATCTGTTATTGGTAGATCATTTACAAGCGAGGGTGATATGAACCCAGGTAAAGTACCTATTCAAGAAATACAGTCTAGCAATGGTGGTGCTAAAATGCAAAGTTTAATTCAGACTTACAACTACTATATGCAAATGATTAGAGACACTACCGGGCTTAATGAAGCTAGAGATGGTAGTACGCCTGACAAAAACGCTTTAGTAGGTGTGCAAAAGTTAGCAGCTGCTAATTCTAACACAGCAACAAGACATATATTACAAGCTGGTTTATTTTTAACATCAGAAGTTGCAGAGCAATTATCATTAAGAATATCAGATATACTAGAATATTCTCCAACTGCTGACGCTTTTATACAGCAAATAGGTAATCATAACGTTGCTACATTAAAAGAAATGAGCGAGCTACATCTATATGACTTTGGTATATTTTTAGAGTTAACACCAGATGAAGAAGAAAAAGTACAGCTTGAAAACAATATACAAATGGCTTTACAACAACAGTTAATTGAACTTGCTGATGCTATTGATCTTAGAGAAATTAAAAACATTAAGCTTGCTAATCAGTTATTAAAAATGCGTAGAGCTAAAAAACTAGAAAAAGATCAAGCTCAACAACAACAAAATATACAAGCTCAAGCACAAGCTAACCAACAATCTGCTCAAGCAGCCGCTCAGTCTGATATGCAAAAAGAGCAAGCTAAATCACAACTAGATATAGCATTGTTACAAACTCAAGCACAGATTGATGCTCAAAAAATGCAACAAGAAGTTATGTATAAAAAAGAACTTATGGAATTTGAGTTTCAAATGAACATGCAGTTAAAGAAATTAGAAACTGAAACAATAAAAGAAAGAGAAAAACAAAAAGAAGATCGTAAAGACGAAAGAACAAAAATTCAAGCAACTCAACAAAGTGAGATGATTGATCAAAGAAATAATCAAAAACCACCTAAAAACTTTGAGTCTGCAGGTAATGATATATTAGGAAGCGGATTTGATTTAGGTTCTTTTGATCCTAGATAAAAATTATTAATTATTATTATATTATATTATGGCAAAAAAGAAAACAGAAGAAGTAGTCGAAAAGACTACTGAAGACAACGTAACAAAAGTTGATCTTAAACAAACAAAAAAAGATGATGATGTCATCAAAGTAAATTTAGACAAACCACCAACACCAAAAGAAGATGAAGTTAAAGAAGATAACGCTGACGACAGCGGAGTGGTTGAGCTCGTTGAAGATGCCAACACCACAGAAAAACAAGAAGAAGTACAACCGGAAGAACAAACACAAGAAACTCCAGTATTAGAAGAAGTTACTGAAGAAGAAGTTAAAGAGCAAACAGAAGAACTAGCTGAAGAAGTTGTTGAAGCTATAAACGAAGCTCAAGAAACTGGCAAAGCAATACCTGAAAATTTACAAAAAGTTGTAGATTTTATGGAAGAAACCGGTGGTAGCTTAGAAGACTACGTTCGTCTTAACCAAGATTATTCTAGTTATGATGATATGACAGTACTAAGAGAGTACTATAAACAAACTAAATCTCATTTAACATCAGATGAAGTAGAGTTTTTAATTGAAGACTCGTTTTCGTATGACGAAGAAGTTGATGAAGAAAGAGATATTAAAAAGAAAAAGATAGCGTTAAAAGAGCAAGTTGCCAACGCTAAAAGCCACTTAGACGGGCAAAAGTCTAAATACTATGAAGAAATCAAAGCTGGTTCTAGGTTAACGCCTGAAGCTAAAAAAGCTATGGATTTCTTTAATAGGTACAACAAAGAGTCGGAAGAAACTCAAAAAATAGCAGAACAACAAACTAACACTTTTAAATTAAAAACTAAACAAGTTTTTAACGATAAATTCAAAGGTTTTGAATACAACGTCG